TGGCGGCACTGCTCAGGGGCGCATTGATCGCATTGAGCGTGACGGCACAATCAATGTTCCTGATTCTGATTTCACCGTGAACGGTGATGAGGATGACCCTGCTGCACTCATTACGGTTTATCGCGAAACCGATGAAGGCAATGAGCCAACTGATGTGCAGGTTGGTCATCGCTTCTCAACGCTGACCAAGATTGCTGCGCTGCGCTCAGCTCCCACGCTCTACAAGCGGGCTGGTGAGACCAAGTTTGAGGAGCAGGAAGACCGCGTGATGGAGTTCAGCTTCAGCTCTGAATATCCAGTAGAGCGGTCTTTTGGCATGGAGGTGCTGAGCCACGAGGATGGCGCTGCTGACCTTGGTCGACTGAACGACGGCGCACCGCTTCTGTTCAACCACGACATGGATCGACCGATCGGTGTTGTTGAGCGTGCCTACTTAGACAAGGACAAAAAGAAGGGCTATAGCCGCGTGCGGTTTAGCCGTAACTCTTTTGCGCAAGAAATTTTGACGGATGTCAAAGATGGCGTGATGAGAAATATCAGCGTTGGATACCGGATTAAAGAGATGGAAGAGCGCAACAATGAGTTTGTAGCGACGAATTGGGAGCCTTACGAAGTTTCCATCGTCAGCGTGCCTGCCGATCCAAAGATTGGGGTAGGAAGATCCTTGCTTCCCGCTACTACAATCGAGAAAGAAGAAGCCATCTCGGCGGATTCTGCGGCTCGTGTCGCACCACAAAGTAAACCCGATTCTGAGAATCAAATGTCCACAGCACCCGATATCAATGTGGTGCGCGATGAAGCTTCCAAAAAGGCAGCTTCTGCAGAGCGCAACCGCATTCGCAACATCCAAGAATTGTGCGGCAAGCACGAAATGCGTGAGCTGGCTGAACAGCTGATCGACAACGGCGCATCTCTCGACGTGGCCCGTGAGGCTGTGCTCGAAAAGATCGGCGCTAAGCCGGTCGAAGCCGTGGCCCCTGTTGATCTTGGTCAGCAGACCCAAGAGCGTTACCAGCTCATGGATGGCGTCCGCGCCCTGATTACTGGTGACTGGTCTTCCCACGGTGCTGGTCTTGTTCGTGAACTGAGCCAGGAAGTTGCTCGCACCTCCGGCCTCAGTGCCACTGGTGAGCGTTCCTTCTTTGTTCCTTTCTCTGCTCTGAGCCAACGCGCCACCTACGTCACTTCTGGCGCAACGACCGGCGGCAACTTGGTTGAGACCGATCTGCTGGCTGATGATTTCATCGAGGCCCTGCGGAACTCCTCCCCTGTGGTTGGTCTTGGCGTTCGCACCCTGACCGGCTTGGTCGGTGACGTGGCTATTCCCCGTCGCTCTGGTGTCGCCAGCGTTTACTACCTGGCAAACGAGACCACCGCAATCACCCAGGGTGAAAGCACCTTTGATCAGGTGACGATGTCACCTAAGAACCTGGCAGCACTGTCCAAGTACAGCCGCCAGACCCTGCTTCAGGCCACTCCTGGCATTGAGGAGCTGGTGCGTCGCGATCTGACTGACGGCATCAACGCTGCTGTTGATTCCGCAGTTCTGAACGGCTCCGGTTCTTCCGGTCAACCCACCGGCATCCGCAACACCAGCGGCATCGGCTCTGTGGCCATGGGCACCAATGGCGGTGCAATCACCATGGAGAAAGTTGTTGACCTGGAGACTGAAGTTCTTCAAGACAACGCTGGCGGCCCCAACATGGCCTACATCACCAACGCCAAGGTGATGGGCGGTCTGAAGAAACTCCGCGCTGGTGGTTCCTCTGCCACTGACGGTGCTTTCCTCTACAACACCGATCTGCAGGCTGTTGGTCGTGGCCCCACGCCTCTGACCCTGAACGGCTACCCGATCGCCGTCACCAACGCTGTGCCTTCCAACCTGACTAAGGGTTCTAGCTCCAGCGTGTGCTCCGCTCTGGTTGCTGGTGACTTTAGTCAGAGTCTCTTGGGCTTCTATGGCAACGGCCTTGAGATCACCGTGGGCACTGACTCCGATGACTTCAGCAAGGCTCTGACCTCTGTCCGGGGGATAATCACATTTGATGTGGCCGTGAGACAGGCGAGCGCATTTGCCTCAATTGAAGACATCACCACCGCCTGATAACGAGGAGGGGGCCGGCAACGGTCCCCTTTTTTTCTTATGCAAATCACCTGCACTAGAAACGTCATGGCATCTGGCAAAGCCCTAGAGGCTGGCCAGTCTTATGACGTGTCCGACGCTGATGGCGCACTGCTTATCCGCATGGGTAAAGCAGTCGAGGGCGCAGCACCTGCTAAGCCCAAAGCAAAGCGCAAAGCTAAGGCTGATGGCGTTTGATGCGCTCGCCGACGACCTAGGAGTTTTCCTAGGTGACTTCGCTGTGTCTGCTACGTCAGGCGCAACGACAGCCAATGTGATTCTTGATCAGCCCAGTCAGGTCTTGGCTGGTGACATGGTGCTCAGCACTGACTACCAAATCACTGCCAAGGCTTCTGACTTCGGCACGCTTACAGCAGGCACCAGCATTACTGTCGATTCTGTGGCCTACAAGGTCCGCGAAACCCGTTTGATCGATGACGGGCTGCTCTGTGAGATTTTGCTGCAGAAGGTATGACGACGCGCCGCGAAAACATCCTTGCTCGGATCAAAACCAACCTTGACACGATTTCAGGTGTCAGCGTTTATCGAGTCAGGACGACACCGCTAGCGCGTGGAGAGGTTCCAGCCATCGTGCTTGAGCCTGTCTCTGACTCGCCGTCAGAGGATTCGTTTGTGAAAACGATGTGGACGTTTCAGGTCAAATGCTCAGTCTTTGTCCGCAATGATGCGCCGGGCAACACTGCTGACGCTTTTGTGGAGGAGGTTCACAGCAAAATCATGGCTGACCCGACTTGTAACGGGAACGCTTTAGACATTGATGCGGGCAACACAGATTTCAGCTTTTTTGACGCAGACGTGCCCCTGGGCGTTGTTGAAATGAATTTCTTGGTTAAGTACCGGACAGATCGAGAAGACTTGACGGCAGCTTGACCATGGCTTAGGCGACCAGTTGAATTAAACTGATTGCAGAAACCTGTCCATTCCTGAGGCTCTGAACGATGGCAAAGCTTTATCGCGTAAGGAGTGCTCTTGCCAAGATTGAGTCCACCTACGGAACGGATCCCACTCCGACTGGCTCTGCTGACGCGATCCAGCTGCGCAACCTTGAGATTCAGCCTGCTGAATCAGAGGTTCTTTCCCGTGACCTGATTCGCAGCTATCTGGGCAATAGCCCGCAGTTGATTGCCAACACTCGTGTCGTTGTCAGCTTTGAGATTGAGTATTCAGGCAGCGGCACTGCAGGCACTGCGCCTAAATATGACCCGATTCTGCGGGCTTGTGGCATGGAGCCCACAACAGTCGCCAGTACGTCTGTGACGTATGCGCCTCGCTCGACTGGGTTTGAATCTTGCACGATTCACTATGACACCGACGGTCTGCGTCACATTGTCACTGGGTGCCGTGGCACGTTCAGCATCAGCTTGAACGCGAACCAAATCCCTGTTTACAACTTCACGCTCACTGGCCAGTACAACGCGCCGACTGACACTGCGTCACCAACTCTGACGTTCAGTAATCAGGCTGATCCTGAGATCTTTAACGACACCAACACCACTGGGTTCACGCTTTACTCAGCAACTGGCTTGGCTCTGCAGTCTGCAGAAATTGACCTCGGCAATGAGGTGATTTACCGCGAGCTGGTCAATTCCAGCAAAGAGGTGCAAATCACCAACCGTTCAGCTACTGGGAACTTCACGATTGAGGCACCCACCCTTTCCACCAAAGATTTCTTTGCTCTGGCTGTGGCTGGTACTTCTGGAAACCTCAGCATTGTGCATGGCACAACTGCAGGCAACATCATTACGCTGACTTCGCCAGCTACCGGCTTGTCACTTGGCAACCCGAGCTACTCCGAAGATCAGGGGATTGTGATGTTGAACATTCCCACTACTATGGTTCCGTCTTCCTCAGGGAATGACGAAATCTCCATTGCATACACCTGATTTTTATGGGGTTCATCCTCAAAAAGTCCAATTCCTACAAGTGGCCTGTTTCTGTCGATGTTCCTGTTGATGGGGGCAAGCATCAACGGGTCACTTTTGACGTTGAGTTCAAGGACTTAACGCAAAGTCGTCTTTTGGAAATCGCTGATCTCAGCGCAGAGGGCAGCCTGACTGATGTTGAGATTGCCCGTGAGGTGATCATGGGCTGGGCAGGCATTGAAGATGAGGACGGCGAGGAGGTGCCTTACAGCATCAGCTCACGCGATCAGCTTCTAGATGTTCCAATGATTGCCACGGCTATCGCTGGCGCTTATCTCGACAGCAAGCGGGGAGCCAAAAGAAAAAACTAGAAGACGCCGTTTCGCACTGGGGCGAATGCGGCGGCATTTTTGAGGAAAGCGTTGACGATCTACTCGCGCAGGGCATGGACCCTGGCGAGATCAACGCTATGAGGAAGGCGCAAAAAGTAAAAGACTTTGAGGTATGGCCTGAGAACTGGCCTGCTGTAGAGATGTTTTTACGCTGTCAAACGCAGTGGCGCACGACGATGGCGGGTGTGTCGGGGCTGGACTATACAGCCGTTGAATGGCTGTTTAGACTGTATGAAGTCAAGGACCAGCCTGCTGTGCTTGAAGACTTGCAAGTCATGGAAGCCGCAGCGATCAAGATCCTGAACAAGAGGAGCAGCTGATATGACTGCAAAGTTTGGCCTGTTAATTGACGCCAAGACCAAGGGCGAAAACAACATCAAGCGCCTTGGCAACACCATGCAGGGTGTTGAGGGCAAGGCAAAAAATCTGGGAATAGCTGTTAGAGGTGTTGGCCTTGCCTTTAAGGCGTTTTTTGCGGCAGCTGCTATTGGAGGTTTTAGCGCCTTTGTAAAAAGCACGATTGATGCAGCAGATGCGTTTGGAAAGCTGAGCACAAGAACAGGCATCGCAGCTAATCAGCTACAGGCATACGCAAACGCAGGCAAGCTGGCTGATGTCAGTCAAAGCGATCTTGAGACTGGCTTGCGCACTCTTGCTCGCACTCAGGCTGAGGCTGCTGATGGTGTCAAGACTTACTCAGAGGCATACGCGAAACTTGGACTAAGCGTTACAGGAACAGACGGCAGCTTGAAGGCGTCTGATGAGCTGTTGGCCGAAATTGCAGACAGGTTTGCCGATTTGCCAAATGGGCCAGAAAAAGCAGCTGTGGCCATGGACATCTTCGGCCGCTCTGGATCCAAACTGATCACGTTGCTGAATGGTGGCTCTGAGGCACTGGAGCGTTTTAACTACGAGACCAGTGAGAATTTCGCGCAAAATGCAGAGCTGTTTAACGACAAAATCACTACATTGCAAATTCAATTTGATGGCTTCAGGGCGCAACTTGCCGACGCTTTGCTGCCTGCGTTGAATTCAATTATTGAAGCCTTTTCAACAATGTTTAGCGCAGAGGCTGATTTCACAGGATTTTTCCAGGCAGTAGAAATTGCAATCAGAGGTGTTGGCATTTCGATTGCTGCAACAGTAATGGGCATCACAGAAATTGTTGAGCTAATTAAAGCTGCCGCAACTGCTATTGGAGCCATCAGCCTTGGTCGTTTCGATGAAGCAAGCCAGGCGGTCAGTGACTTTACGTCAGGAGCTGCTACGAGATTTGCTACAAATAAAGAAGTAATGGATCAACTGCTGGGACGTATAGAAGCTCCGACAGATTACGGCGGAGGCGCAACAGGTCTTGATCCTGTTACGTTGCGACAAAGCGCAACTGGCTCAGCAGCAGAAGATAAAGAGGCCCTGCGAATAGAAAAGGAACGAGTGCAGATTGGCAGAAAAATTGTTGATTTTACGTTGCAGCGTGTTGCTGCTTTTAGCGAACTCCTGCAAGGCTTGGCTGATGAAAAAGCATTGCTTGAGGGCAAGCTTGCTGGCAATGAGGAAGAGGTTGCTCTAGCGATAAAAGTCAGAGAAGAAACTGAGGGCTTGCCACCGTTGATTGCTAAGGCTGTTGAGGAGCGCATCAGAGGCAACGCCGCGCTTCAAGATGCTGTTGACAAGCAAGCGGAGCAAAACGAAAAAGCGGCAGAAGAAGCTCAAAAATTGGATGATTTATACAAAAACATTGGCAATACTATTACTAGCAGCATCGGCGGCGCTCTTGAGGGATTGATTTTCCAGTCAAGATCCTTGGGCGAGTCTTTGTCAGACATGGCCAAGTCTCTTTCCAAAATGTTCCTTCAGTTTGGCGTGCAAACCTTAATGGGCTCATTAGGTGGAATTTTCCAAAACGCTAAGGGCAACGTGTTTGCTGAAAACAAAATTGTGCCTTTCGCCTATGGCGGCATTGTTGACAAGCCCACGTTGTTCCCCATGGCGAATGGCGCAGGCCTGATGGGAGAGGCCGGCCCTGAGGCCATCATGCCTTTGCGCAGGGGCGCTGATGGAAGGCTTGGCGTTGAGGCGTCAGGTGGTGGCATGGGTGGAATCGTCGTTAATGTGGATGCAACTGGTTCTACTGTTGAGGGCGATCAGCAGCAATCCAAACAGCTTGGCCAAGCAATTGGCGCTGCTGTACAGGCTGAAATTATTAAACAGAAAATGCCTGGAGGCCTTCTGAACTAATGGCAACCTTCCCCGACGTACAACCAAACTATGGAGCCAGCAAAAAGGCTGAGCCTAATGTGCGTGTAGCTCAGTTCGGCTCTGGTTACAGTCAGCGCAGCACTTTTGGCATCAATCAAGATAAGAAAGTCTGGCAACTGACTTGGCAAAACATAGGAGCTACTGACGCCAATCTGATTGAAGACTTTTTAGAAGCTAGAGGCGGAGCGGAGTCTTTTAATTGGTCCCCTCCAGACGAGACTGATACATACAAGTGGATTTGCAAATCTTGGACGAAAACACTCCCGTACTCCAACCTGTTCAATATCACTGCAACGTTTGAGGAGGTGTTTGAGCCATGACGACAACACCCAACAAGGTCGAAAGGGAGCTGCATTCTCTTGAGCCGTCAGCGATTATTGAGCTGTTTGAGCTGCATTTGACTGCAGCGGTGAACGGCGTAAATCTGGTTTATTACTATCACGCCGGAACTAACGAGCTGTCGCAGAATATCGTCTTTAACGGCAAAACTTATGTGGCGGTCCCGATTGAAGTGGACGGTTTCAAGGTGACCACCAAGGGCACGTTGCCTCGTCCAAAAATGAAAGTTGCCAATGCAGATAACGCAATTACAGCCCTGTTGAATGCTTACAACCCATTGCAGGCAGAGGTCAGGCGAATCCGCACATGCAAAAAGTTTCTTGATGCTGTCAATTTCTCAAGTGGCACAAATTCAAGCGCCGATCCAACTGCAATGTTTGGTGGTGGCCATGAGTCTTGGTATATCGACCGTGTAGCAAGTGAAAATCCTGAGCTTGTGGAATTTGAGCTTGTCGGCAAGCTTGATTTGACCAATCTGCGTTTGCCAGCAAGGCAGGTCGTTGAGCATTGCCCTTGGATTTACAAAGGCAACCAGTGCAAGTACAAGCCAGGCAAGATGTTTAATCTGCAAAATCAGCAGGTAACGGATCCGGCGCAAGATCAGTGTGCCAAGAACCTAAAGGCATGCGAGTTGCGCTTTCCAAAAGGTCAAGGCATTGGCCCTGGCGACAAGCTGTTGCCGTTTGGTGGATTCCCAGGTGCAAGACTTCAGGTCTGACGCAGAACAGCACGCAACAATATCCGCGCCAAATGAATCTTGCGGTGTCGTGGTTGATGGCAGGTACTGGCCTTGTCGGAATGTGGCGGATGACCCTTGTGCTGATTTTGCGATTGACCCAAGAGACTATGCGGTTGCGGCCATGTTCGGGCCTGTTGAGGCAATAGTGCATTCACACCCTGATGGGGGACCGGCTAGTGAGGCTGACAAACGTGCTTGCACTGGAACTGGATTGCCGTGGCATATTTGGAGCGTGCCAGACAAGCAATGGTTGACTATCAAACCCTGATTGGCAGGCAGTGGAATTACGGCAAGTTTGACTGTTTTACGTTGATCCGTGATTGGTTTGGATTGCAGGGCATCGAGTTGCCTGACTTTGAACGGCCTGCAGATCTGCAGACCTGTGAAAGCATTTTTCTGCAACAGGCTTTAACGATTGGCTTTGAGCAGGTTGATTACGCAAAAAGGCGACCTGGCGATGTGCTCATCATGTGCCTTGGAACGGCAACGCCTATGCACGCCGCAATCCTTTTAGCCAATGAGCGGATCTTGCACCAACGCCAAGATTCCCTAAGTGCGGTCGAGCCATTAGGGCGATACTATGTCTCCAGAGTCGCAGCGGTCTTTCGGTATGCAGCAGACCGTAAGGTTGCTGGGTGATCTGGGCGAGCGTTACGGCTCAGAGCACAAATATCATGACCTGCGTTCCCCTGCGGAAGCAATCAAGTTGCTGTGCATCAATGAGCCAGCTTTTCTGAAAGAGCTGACTGAGGCCCATCACCATGGCATTGGTTACACGGTTGTGCAGGCCGATGAATTTTTAGATTATGGCGATCTTCATTTGCCGCTAGGCAAGAATGATTTGATTGTCACTCCTGTTGTTACGGGCAGTGGCGGTGGAGGTGTTGGCAAGGTTTTAGCCGGTGTTGGCTTGATCGCTGCTGCAGTTTTTCTTGGTCCTAGTGCTGTCATAGGAGGTGCCGGTTTTCTTGGATTGCAAGTTGGAGCGGGCATTATTGGTGGTATTGCTGCAAGTGCTATCGGCGCAGTTGGTGCCAGCTTGGTGCTTGGTGGAGTGTCTCAGATGCTTTCGCCGCAGCCAACTGTTCCCACAATTGGAGGCGGTGGTTTTGGTGGTGACAGGAGAACCTCCCCAGGCGAAAACACAAATGCAACCGGACCGCAAGGCGTTTCACGCGCCGTGTCTGGCGAGCAGTCTTACGCCTTTTCTGGCCCTGCGAACACTGTGGGCGTTGGAGCGACGGTTCCTCTTGTCTACGGCAAGCTTTTAATCGGCAGTCACTTGATCTCATCAAAGGTAGAGGTCACGAGCGAAAGCGATCCAACTGGTGCGTATTTCTTGCCGCCAGGAAGGGACTCAATTACGGTCAATGGCGAAAAGCCTACGTTTAATTTTGAAGTCCTCAACGGCTTGAGAACACGGCGGTGGTTTACCCATCAAGTCAAGCTTAAGAATCAACAGTCCTCAAATGGTCGCTTCAAAAAAAGGAAGAGGAGCGATAATCTGTTTTTCAACGTTGGAGAAATTGATGACGTCAGCACCTATAAAAATTACGAGAGCGACGAATCAGAATTTGGCAATTTTCAGCTTTTTCTTGAGCTTGATCAAGGCTTGAGCCGTGTGGTCGGAAGCCAGCTAGTGCCTGCGTTTGTGACTTATGAGATTACTACAACAAAAGAGAACTACACTGGCGAATCTCCCGTCTTTACGCGAGTGCGTGCAACGATCCAAGGTCTTCTTAAAAAAACAGACAATTATAAGTGGTGTCATGCTTTTACCTATGGAGAAACAGGTGTTGAGGACAGCGACACTGTGGTTAGGGTCAAGATGCAGGTAATTGATACGGATGCCGACAACAAAAATGGACGGATTAAGATTCGCGGCGCTGGCTACGAAATGTTCCGCAAAAAAAGTCAAAATAACACTAAAAATCTTGTAACGGAGACGGAGACGTAATGGGCCTTAATTCTGAGTCTGTAATCAAAATTGTTGACCTTCTTTGCGAAGGTCCGATTGATGCGATTGAAGGCGCCAAGAAAGGCATTTTCCTTGATGAATCGCCATTAAGAGCCCAATCCGGAGCCACTTTGGTCAGAAACAGCCATGTTTCTTATGAGTTGCGTCAAGGCGGTCGTGAACAGAGTTATCTGCCGCAATCAAAGGGCAAGACCAGCAATGTAATTAACGTCAACAAAGAAGTGGGACAAGGTTACACAGAAATTTTAAATAAAAGTGGCACTAGGGTTAAACGAAGAAATTACGGTCGTGGCAGTCAGACTGTTCAAATTACTGACACTGACGTTGATAGCGTTGATCTAATTTTTACAATTCCACGTCTTTTCTCTACGGCGCAAGAGGGTCTAGTTAAGGGTCAGCTTTTTGACGCTGAGATTAATTTTGACATAAAAATCCAAGACGTAGGCAGTGGTACTGCGTTTAAACGCATCAAAAAAACAAGCGTTGACGAAATAAGCGAAGAATTCAAAGGTGGCTCCAATAATGTTTACGTTATTGAGGGGATTAGTACCACAAACTATCAGTATCAAGTAAGCGGAATTGAGCTTAAGGGTAAAGGGCCTTGGAATATAAAAGTTACAAAGTACCCGAACAGCAAGTATCAGGGCGAAATCAAGCATTCGCAAAGCAACTCTGCCGGCATTGATCAAGCTATTTTTGCTGCTTCTTTCAAAGAATTTGATGACATAGCAAAAGACACTCCTCTAAAAGACGGACGTGCCAACACCTTTGTCTGGTCTTCTGTTGTAGAGCACGTTGACATTAGAACGGCCTATCCGTTTTCCGCTTGCGTTGGGATGAGTATTTCAACCGATGAGTTCCAAACGTTACCAACTAGAGCATATTTAGTTAGAGGAAAGAGGGTTAGAGTTCCTCATAACGCTGTTCCAAGAGAAGATGGAAGCTTGAAGTTTAATGGCAATTTTAATGGAACGTTAGGAGCTGCAGTGTGGACAACATGTCCTGTGTGCATCTTCTATGACCTGCTCACCAATGGACGCTACGGCGCAGGACATTTTGTCAGTCCAAATAATTTGAGCTGGGTCGATCTCTACCCATTGGCACGTTACGCAAACGAACTTATTGACGGTGAGCCGCGTTTTGCGTGCAACGTTCAAGTGTCATCGCAGGCGCAAGCTTTTACCATTTTGCAGGACTTTGCGAGCATATTTAGAGGGATGATGTATTGGCAGTCAAACACTATTCAAGTGACTGCAGACCATGGCAATTTAGACGGCAGCAATGTTGACCCTGTTCACATCTTTTCAAACTCCGGAGTTGTTGGTGGCGCTTTTAATTACAGCGGTTCTTCGCTGAAGACACGCAGCACTAGCATCAAGGTTCGATATAACGATCCAGACAACTTCTATAAACCAAACGTTATTTGCATTGAAGACGCGGCTTTGATCGCAAAGTACGGCTATCAATCCAAAGAGGTTCTGGCTTTTGGCTGCACGTCCAAAAAGCAAGCCAAACGCATGGGGCGTTGGATGATGAAATCAGAGGAGCTTGATGCA